GACGGCACACCAGTGCATGGTTACGAAACAAACGAATATGGTCTTTATGCGGCCTACAGCTTCTTGGGCTTGGCCAACCGTGCATACGTTATTCGTGCAGACGTTGACCTAGCACAGCTAGAGCCAACTGCTATAGAGCCAACATCACAACCTGCGGCAGGTACATACTGGCTCGATACGTCAGCCGCACGTTTTGGTCTTTTCGTAAGTGCTGCCGCAGGTGCAGCCTTTGACAACTGGTCAGCTGTTACTCTTCTATTGCCTGCAGCCGCAGACCTAACTGGTTCTGCACCATCTGCGTCCTTTGGATCCAACGGCGATTATGCTTGGGTAACTCAGACTAACGTAAATCAAGTGTATCTAAAGACTGCAGGTACTTGGGCCGCAGTAACTTCGGGTGTAACTATTGCTCCACACTATAGCATTCCAACTGCCACAGCGGCAGGCGAACTATGGTTCAAAACAACTGCTCCAAACAATGGCTTCTTGCCAGCATTGAAGAAGTATGTTATTGCAAGCGGTCAGGTTGTAGGTACTTGGGTAAATGCACAAACTGCTATCTTGGCTTATCCAGATGATGCCACGGCTAACACCAACGGTCAGAATGTCATCAACCGCGTGTACGCCAAGACCACATCAGGCTCAGCAGCCTTCAAATTGCGTATCTATACAACATCAGGCTGGGAAGACCTTACATATGAAGCCAATCCCAATGAGCCCACAGCCGAAGCGGCAGTCGGTACATTGTGGTACAATGACGAGTTAGCAGTTGACTTATACCGCAAAGGCGCACTTGGTTGGGAGCCAATCGACAACGCCAACGTGTATATCAATACTGATGCACCTGCAGGTCCTTCAACAGGTGATATCTGGGTTGACAGCTCAGACATGGAAAACTATCCAAAGATTTATGAATTCAATGGTGCTTCATGGGACTTGCATGACAATTCAGATCAAACAACACCAATGGGTGTAGTGTTTGCTGACTTGACAACCACTGCAAATGACGACACTGATGGCGGAGCGGCAACATTGGTTGACGTTGATGCACCAGATCCATTGTTCTACCCAACAGGCATGCTGTGCTGGAACGCAATCGTTTCAACTGGCAACGTCAAGGCCTACAACGGTACATATTGGCAGACAGAATCTGGCAACTACGATTCAGGATTCAATGCAGGCGCACCTTACATGTTGCGCAAGGCACAGCGTCGTGTGGTTGTCAAGCGTCTACAAGCGGCACTTCGTGAAGAGACACTGGCCGACGAAACAGTAAGCTTCAGCTTAATGGCTTGCCCATCTTATCCAGAAACAATCGACGAGATGATCGAATTGAACGTTAACCGCAAGGAAACAGCATTTATTGTTGCTGATACTCCATTGCGTCTAAGCGGTCGTGGATCAGCTGTTGAAACCTGGGCAAATGGTACCAATGCTGGCGTCAATGGCGAAGATGGGCTTGTAACACGCAACACCAACGTAGCTGTTTACTACCCAAGTGCAATCACATCGGACCTTGACGGTAATGATGTTGTTGTTCCTGCCAGCCATGCAGTTCTACGCACTTATGCCTACAACGACCAAGTGGCTTATCCTTGGTTTGCTCCAGCTGGTCTACAGCGCGGCGCAGTAAGCAACGTGACAAACTTTGGTTATGTCAACAGTGAAAGTGAATTTGTACCACTAGCGTTGAGCCAAGGCATGCGTGATGCATTGTATGTCAAGCGCATCAACCCAATGACAAACTTCCCAGGTCAGGGCTTGTTTGTGTTTGGTCAGAAGACACTGCATCCATATGACAGCGCACTGGATCGTGTGAACGTAGCACGTTTGGTTTGCTATTTGCGTGAACGTTTTGAACCATTGGCTCGTCCGTTCATATTTGAACCAAATGACAAGCAGACACGTTTATCTGTTAAGAACCGTTTCGATGACTTCTTGACTGACATGCTCAGCAAGAGAGCGTTGTACGACTTCTTGGTTGTTTGCGACGAAACAAACAACACACCTGCTCGAATCGACAGAAACGAGCTGTATGTGGACGTAGCTATTGCTCCTGTAAAGGCCGCGGAATTCATCTACATTCCAATACGTGTAGTTAATACCGGTAGTCTTGGACCGGCGGCGGCCTAAGGCATAGCCTAGAAAAGAGATCAATTAGGCCTCTTTTCTAGGCGTACTAAATGAATATGAACCCGGCAGTATAAATAAACATAGATTCAGGAGGAATACCAAATGGCCACCGTTATAAATTTTGGCGTACCACAGCTCTCAGGAGGCGGAAGCGATTCCCCTATCCTGATGCCAAAGTTAGCTTATCGTTTCCGTGTCACACTATTGAACTTTGGTGGACTTGCGGCAACCAGTACATTGACCTCACAAGTGGTCAGTGTAACCAAGCCTAACTTAACACATGAAGAAATTACTGTTGATGTATACAACTCAAAGATTTACCTTGCTGGTAAACACACTTGGGATCCAATTACATTGACTGTGAAGGATGATATTAGCGGACAAGTAGACAGAGCTATTGCGGCTCAGCTACAGCGTCAGTTGAATCATGCGGCACAAAGCGCACCAGTTGCAGGTGCAAACTACAAGTTTTCAATGAAAATTGAAGCACTTGATGGCGGAAACAATGTAAACGTAGCAGGCGACACTCCAATCGTTCTTGACGAATGGACATTGGCAGGCTGCTTCTTGCAGAACGTACAATATGGCGAAAACAACTATGCTACCAGCGACGTTGTAAACATCACCATGCAGATTCGTTACGATAACGCCGATCACGTTGTAAACGGTAGCTCACAGCTATCAATTCAACCTAATAGAGCAACTGGGTTAGCTACAGCAACAGCTAACGGCGCACAATAATAAAGGGGATGGCCCATGACTACAGTTAATACTGGCGGTAGGGGCCTGATCCAATTTGATAACGTAGCTACACAGTTTGGTCCAGGCCAAACCACAGAAGTTAGAAATCGTTATCAGTGGTCGTTACAATTTGGTCCTACTGCTCAACTCACAGGTGGCACTATTGGTGGTGCAGTAGGTATCAATGATAACGGAACCATTGGATACTACATCAAAGCAACTGATTTACCTAGAGTAACAGTTGAAACACAAACATTAAATCAATACAACATTCGTAGGAACGTGAACACTCATGTTTCCTACGAACCGTTGACTATGACATTCTACGATACGCAAGATAATGCTTTTCAAAAATATCTACTGGCGTATACAAATTTCAAGTCTAAGAATTGGTCCAATGCCAACAATGTGAGAGCACCATTTCAATTGGGCTCAGGGTACGTGCCTGAATTTGGTATGCGCTCTCCTATAACAGGATTTGGCCAAGGCGGTATAATTGACGGAGTCAATCTAGGTGACCTCAGCTTGACCCAGACCAGCAATGATAACTTTTGCAGTCACATTGTGATAGTGAAAGAAATGAAGGGCGATGGAAATACAGACAAAGCCCAAGAGATCACAATATACAATCCTAAAATTGTTGATATCAGCCAGGATCAACTGGATTATGCGGATGGATCTTCGGTACTGACATGGACAATCACATGGCGATATGAAAGCTATGAGTATGGACCACCAAGAACAACTTCTCTAACAGCAGTTGGTGGTGTCACTGGCGATGTGGCAAGAGCTGTACAAGAAACAGGTCGTAGCATTGGCCGATTCTTTGAAAATCTTGCTAGAAGGATTTTCTAATGGCAGAATTAAACAACATAGTAACTGCTTCTGTAACACAGGAAGAATTTGGTATTTTCAAGACCACGATTGTTGAATACAACGGTAACTTTGAAAATGCTTCTGCAGAAAACAAAGCAGGCTTGACCAGTATTAACCTTGGGCAATTTGATCGCTTGCGTAGTCAGTTGCAATCACAAGGCATTGACAAATTTGGTTCACAACTCATTGCCAAAGAAATGCTCAAGCTAGTTAAAAATGGCACTTTCACGTTTGGTGAAATATCCAACATTGCCAACAGCTATGCTGTGGCACAGGGCGGATTCAAGTTCACACAACTGTATCTAGATTCTCTCAATGCTGAACGTGCAACTACCAGCAGACTAGACTTGATTGGTGACGAACCAATTCCTGAACATGTTAACAGAGCGATAATATATTGATATGGCAAGAAATTATGTTCAAGGGTTTTATCAACCAGTCAACAAAGAAAAATACATAGGATCAAACAGGCCTAAGTATCGCAGTGGCTGGGAACTAACATTCATGCGTTTTTGTGACAACCATCCCAGCATTGTAGGATGGGCTAGTGAAAGCATTCGAATCCCCTACAAAAATCCATTTACTGGAAAAGCAACAACATATTATCCAGACTTCTTGATCACGTATCAGGACAAAGACGGCAACAAAAAAGCCGAAGTCATTGAGATCAAACCCAAGGGACAAGCACTGTTGGAAAAAGCTCGCAGTCAAAGTGAGAAAGCCGCAGTGGTATTAAACATGGCCAAGTGGGAAGCCGCACGTGCATGGTGCAAGCAGATGGGCATGCAGTTCCGTGTGGTAACCGAATCTGAGCTATATAACAACATGGGCGGTAAACGATGAACAAAAAACTAGAAAATCTATTCAACTTGCCTGAAGTAGACAGTGAGCCGCTTACCGCAGAAGAAACTCAAACTGAAATCATGGAACTTCGTTCAACATTAGACATGAGCAAGCGAATTGATGCGGCTCTTGAAGAAGTAAAAGACATAAGCGAAACAGAGCAGGCATTGGATAATCTTGCAACCAAGGCAGAAGAAGCATTTGATCAATTGATGGTGCTTGGTGCAAACATGGATGATCGTAATTCAGGTAAAATATTTGAAGTTGCGTCTACCATGCTAAAGAACGCAGTAGATGCCAAAACAGCCAAGCTCGAAAAGAAATTGCGCATCGTTGAGCTACAAATGCGCAAGGAAAAAATGGACAGGGATGCCAGCAAAGCAGGACCAAATGGCCCGGTAGTTGATGCTGTGATGGTGACAGATAGAAACAGCATTATCCAGGAAATGATGAAGAAACTCAAAGATTCAAACAGCTCAGGCGAAGATAAATAAATCAGAGGTGATAAAACCATGTCCAGTCTAAAAGAATTCATTTATAACAGCCAACCCGAGTACGAGTACAGGGTTAAAATGACCGCCGAGCCAGTTGAAGAGCTTATGGATCGCTTTGAAGCACATCTAGTCAAGTATGATGTTAAAAAAGTAGCAAAGCCTGTGAAGCTAATGCTTCAATCACACAATGTGGATTTTCCAGACAGCCGCGGTGTTGAAATTTGGTATGTTGATATTACACTAGGGCTTCCTGCTCAACCACGTGCATTGGCCATGGAACTAGGAGAAGCCATGGGCATCAGCGAAAATCAAATAAAAATTCGCGGTGCAAATGAAGGCATTGAACTAGATCAACGTGCCGAACTAGAGTCAAGCAACAAAGAATACAAAGTTAAGATGGGCACCGAGTACGGAGCAGACGAAGGTCCAAGAAAAGAACCATTGTTTGGTGACGAATACAACAGCATGTTCATGAAAGAACTGGCCAAGGCACAAAAAGATCGTGTGTTCAAATACGAATTTTCTGCCAAAGTACCTGATGCCAAACGAGAGCCGCTAGAGTCCACAACATCTACAAGTCCTATCAGCGGTGCTGAACAGGAGAAATACAGATGAGAGAACTCAAACAATTAACAGAAGCTAATGCACTAGTTGATGCCGCAGACAAGTTTGACGACATCTATCTTCGCATTGAAGCCTTGGCCAGCCATGCACATGACCTTATCAAGTACGCTGGCGAAGAACAATTAGTTGGCGACTGGTGGCAAGGTATGCAAGATGCCATGCAAAAGATGCAAGCAATAACAGATGAAATTCGCCAGCCTAAACTACCAGGCATGGAATCAGTTGAAGAACAACAAGATGCGCCACAGGTGCAAGAGGAGACTCAGATGTCAAACATCGACGATATGATCACTAGCTTGAGCAAGCTAGCAGGTCTACCAGTAGCAGAAGGCAGCAAGCCAGATTTCTTAGACGTTGACAAAGACGGCAACAAAAAAGAACCTTTCAAAGCAGCCGTAGATGACAAAGAAGAAGACAAAGAAGACGATGTCAAGGAAAGCGTTGAGCTAGACGAATGCGGTATGCCAATGGCAGTATCATATAGTGATGCAACAGATTCATATCCTGGTCAAGAAAATGGCCCAGCTGAACCTACCGCTGACATGTACAAGCTAGACGTCAAGACAGCCAACAAGACCATGACTTTTATTACAGACAATCCAGAAGAAATCATGCAAGTGCTGAAAGCCTCAGGGGTTGACATCAAGTCATCGGAGACCACTGCTGGATTCCAACCACCAGCACAAGTACCAGTTCCTCAGGTAAATTCAACTCCTAGCTCTCCAGCTGAACCAACAGAAGAAGCTGTTGGCGACAAAACACGTTCATCAACTGGCGGTACTACTACTCAGACTGCAACAGGACAGGTACACAAAGCAGGCGCTGGCAACTATGGCGGTGCCAACGATGACGAACTTGATGCACAAGAAGAAGATGATGAAGAGGACAAGAAGGTAGCAGAAAGCATTGCTGTGCTTCGTAAGATGTCTGGATTTGCACCTGTATCAGAAGGCAAGTTTGGCAACAGCGTAGCAGGTGCCAAGGGAGATCCGCGTATTGTCGGTGACACCATTGACTTTGCATTGTCAGGCACAGGCAATGCCAAAAGCGGTCGCGGAGACAAAGGTCTAAGCACCTTGGGCGACAATCCACTAGGTCGCAACGATCGCGATGTCTCAGAATCAATCCATCGTGAATTTGCTGAATTTCTCAAAGAGAGCAAGTAAGTGATTGACATGAAAGCCCCCATGCGGGGCTTTCTCTTGGCTACATAATACATATGGCAATAGAAGTAAACTTAACAAAACGTGCTCATCAAGTAGAATCCTGGTCACTTGCAGAAATACAAGAGTTGGCACGATGTGCCGCGGATCCAATCTACTTTCTAGAGACCTACGCATACATCCAGCATCCCACCAAAGGTCGCGTCAAGTTCATATTGTTTGACTATCAGCGAGACCTGCTGAAATGCTATCACGAAAACAAATACAGCATCAACATGCTTGGACGCCAGATGGGTAAAACCACTGTGGCAGCTGGTTACTTGTTGTGGTATGCAATGTTTGTTCAAGATTCAACTATACTGATTGCGGCACACAAGCATACAGGTGCGCAGGAAATCATGGGTCGTATTAGATTCATATACGAGAACCTGCCAGACCATATCCGTGCAGGTGTTACCAGCTACAACAAAGGTTCATTGGACTTTGAAAACGGATCGCGCATTGTGTCAGCTACAACAACCGAAACAACTGGTCGTGGTATGTCACTTACAATCGTATATCTAGACGAGTTTGCATTCGTACCGCCTCGTATTGCCAAAGAATTCTGGACAGCTATCAGCCCCACACTGAGTACTGGTGGTAAGTGTATTATTACAAGTACACCAAACCAGGATGACGATCAGTTCGCTCGCATCTGGAAAACAGCAATCCGCACACTGGACGAGTTTGGCAACGACACAGGTGGTGTTGGCCCCAATGGCTTCCGTGCACTGAAATTTGCATGGCACCATCATCCAGATCGCGACGATGCCTGGGCCGACGAAGAACGTAGCAAGATTGGCAATGAGCGATTCTTGCGCGAACATGAATGTGACTTTGTTACAGCAGACGAAACACTGATCAGTCCTATCAAGCTACAGATACTGGAAAGCAGTGAACCCATAATGAAGCTGGGACAAGTTCGCTTTTTTGACAAGATCATTCCGCGCATGACCTATGTGCTGGGTTGGGATCCTAGCCTGGGCACAGGTGGAGACAATGCCGCTATACAAGTATTTGAATTGCCAGCAATGAAACAGGTAGTTGAATGGCAGCACAATAAAACAGACATCTCAGGCCAGTTGCGCAATGTGGTTGAAATACTGACCTATATCAAACAACAGACAAATGATACTGCTGAAATATACTGGAGTGTGGAAAATAACACCCTGGGCGAGGCCGCGTTGTTGGCCATTCGCGAATAC